TCTGTACGTCAGCCAGCTCTGCCTGCAAAGTCTGCACCTGCAGATCCAGCAAATGCTTTCGCTCATCGGATTCAAGTTGCTGGACCTTCATAATCCATTCAGGATCACACTTCATTTTCTCAAGAACAGCTTCCGGGCTGGATGATGACCCGAGTGTCGATGCAATCAAAGCACCTGCAGCACCACCCGCTGGACCACCCAACAAGCCGCCAAGTATCGGAGCAGCATCAGCAACAGCGCGACCTACCTTTTCCCATGTTGAACTCATACAACCCACCTCGATGCAGGATATTTATTAGTTATGTGATAACCCGTGTTTTCAATCCGGTAGATATTGTCGCTCATGTTATCAAGCACTACACAAGTGTCCTGCCATGTGCGCTTAAATATGCCAACCCTTCTGCGGGAAGGAACTAACAGGACAGCGTGTAGATTGTCTGACTTGCGTGTAGTGCATACCGCAATCGTGAGTAACGAAACATCTATGCCTGACTCTTTCAATTCCTGCGCTTTCAAGATGGCATAGTCCTCGCAATCTCCAGTTCCGAGACGGCGTGACTCATCAGCTTTTTGATAGTGGCTACCTACATCCGGTTTATATCGGAGTGAATGATTCACCTTGTAATTTATGTCGTCAAGAATGGCAAGGTCTACGAAGCTCATCATGACTGCCTGAATATAATCTGCCATGTCATTGTGGCAGTCATCATAATCATCCATATCATCGATGCAAATACCATCTTGCGAGCTAAAACGAGTGTCGGTATTTCAGCCTCAATCGCTGCTAGTCGTGTACCACCATCATCATGACATTCTTTAATCCCTGCAAAAGCCCTTTCAATCGCTTGACCCTGATTGAGTTGCCGCTCTTCCATCCTTACCTGAGTGCGCGAGAATGATACCAATTCATCAGTGTTAGCCTTGATACCCTCAAGCGCAGCCATCAGCCTAGCACTATCCATCTCGACTCTCTGGATTCTATCGCTCAATCCTGCGTTTGGGCATTCTGCACAGCTCATATCAAAATATCCTTATTCCTGAACAGGTAACTTGTCACCTTCAAAGTAAACAACGAAATCCTTGCCATCGAAGGTCAGATAAACATAACCCGCAGGGATAGGCGATACAGGCACAATCACATCATCAACAACTTTGCTCTTAATCTTAATCATGGCAAATACTCCACTATCCAATGCTCAAGACTCGCAGTATCAGCCGCGTTTCCAGTGAATGTCATTTGTATCGCAACAGCACTAGCAGTATCGACAGTAGACGTTACAGGAGTTGCAGCAATACCACCAAGACCTGACGCTGAACCAACACCGACTGCAACCTGTGAAGCCGTGGTTTTGTTGTGAATAACAGTCTGAGAGACTGAACTCAAAACCGTTGACGCATGAGCTACGGAGAAATAAGTAGTGCCGCCAAACTTGATAATAGCAGTACGAGCAGCAGTTGCTCCGGTAAACTTCCACGTTGCAGTGATTCGAACTGAACCAGTGGCACTCATCAAACCGCCTGGAATAGTGATAAGACCTGGAGCCATATCAATAGCTGCACCCGTACCGCTAACAGTCTGACTCCCAGTGCCTTGCGATACGACTACTGTAGCCTTTGGGTTTCTGCCAAAACTTAGCATCACGCCACCTCAGTTGTCATAAGTGTGAATGTTCTCTCTGCCGCTTCGTTTGACCCTGTGACAATCCGAACATAAGGAAATCCAGCAAACAATGCAGGATCAAGAGAAATCCATCTGCTAGCTAGAATCGGAATCACATAAGAAACACCAGTATAGTCATAATGACTAAGGGCATCCGTACCATTCAGGCTGACCTGAACCGTAAGAGTGGTAGAGGTAACAGTTGCAGGGGTTACGATTGCGACCAACCCCCTGCACGATACCTCAGCACCTACCCGTACCCAATCGCTCGTAGTTTGACTACCTGCACCATCACGGTAAACAGTTGCGGTTAAATTTCTCATCAGAATGGCCTCACGTAAACTATTGCGGTTATTGCTGGGCCGGTGGCCGCAGCATCTATTAGGTCGTAATCTGTCGCACGTCTTGCAAGTACTTTGCCCAATAATCCAGCCGCTAAATCTGCATCGTTGAGTATATCTGTAACACAGTTTGCTTTAGTGTCTCCGGTTATAACTCTGTACCCGTCAATGAATGGGCAGTTGTTTGCAGCATTATCAGCATAGGCAACAAGATCAGCACGCATAAACGCATAGCCGATGACTGTCATCATGTCTACAGGGTTTGTTCCTGTAGCTATGGCACTAGATAAATCAGCAGTCATTGCTACTGTGTAAACTTGTTTCGCCATTATTCTTGTAGCAGCTAAATCATAGACCCAAGCCCCCGCAGTCCAATCCATTGTAGGGTATGGTCTTTGATCTACTGCGGTATCTGACGGAGAACGCTTGTCGCCCTCGTAATAATTGCTTGAACCGTCTATGTAGTAACCCATTAGAATGACCTCTTAACGGTTGTCTTCAGTTTCCAATTTGCATAGTCGAGCAACTTGCCATCGTTTGGCGTTGAGTAATCAACAACGTAAATTGCGTTGGCTGCGACTAACGATATATATGTGTTCACACTTATAGATACACCTGTATGGCCGAATGTATACCCCTGCGGATCCATTGACGGAGCTAGAAACTCATAGCCAACAGCATACGTTCCATCTGTTGTAGTACATACCATAGTCGTTGTTTTAGTAGATGGGCAGCCTACGTTATGGTTTACAGTATACGAACTACTCACAGCCAAGCCATAATTTGCAGACTCATAGATACCGTTGTAAGCATAGGCAATAGTCGAAGTAACCGCACCCGCAGCCGCTATAGCCTCACCGACAAACACGCGCCAAGCCTTTGTAGTGCCGCTTGAATACATGGTCATCGTTGTATAGTTGAATGTATTTGTACCCGTAGCAAGTGAAGGGCTATAAACCGGAGCGGTTAAAGTCGTACCAGTTGTAATCACTCCAGCACTAGACACATCGACATACAGATAATTAGTCCCATTCTGACAAGTGAACGTCAGGTTTGCAGTCGAGACACCTATACGGTCAGAGCCAAGACCAAAGCCCTGCGAAGCACAGACAACAAACGGAGCGGACGCGCTGATGTTTTGAGTTACTAGACTTAAATCGGCATCAGTGGCAGGAAGGAAATCAGGATAACCTGACGCAGTAATTGGCCCACCTTGAACCGTCTGCCTTACCATGCTCAATGGATAAACCGGCAAAGGATTCAGAATAACAAAGTCTGTGCCGTCATATTCAACGACTGCAATCTGTGCTGACTTGCAAACACCTGACCGCTTGTTTCCTGCGTCATCGTATTGCTTCAAACTCTTAGCGCCCAAAGCATTGACGTTTAGTGTGTTACTTCCAATCGTGCCGTCAGCATTCAATTCAATAGTGAACCGCTGCCCTTCAACATAAGCACTGACAGCAGGCGATGCAGTCGTAATGGTGAAATCAGGTGCAGTACCCGCAGTCGTATATCTGATGCCTTCCTGCTCTCGCGCATTCTTCACAATCTCAAGCGTTGCCCTAGCAGTGGCACTATCAGCATCGTCTAACAGGGTATTGATATAGGCGGTCGGAGTGGTAGCCGTGAAATCAGCAGGAACAAATAAGCCCGGCAGGCCGGTAGCAGCATCAAACCCAAGCAGCTTGCCCATTCTCGCAGCAGCATTGCCAATCAATACCATCGCAGTTGCCGTAACGTCATCAAACGTTAAAGACCTGCCCGTCACAGACTGATTGTATTGCAATATGGAATAAAGGCGGTCAACGTCATCATCTAGCGTGTCAGATAATAGCTCCCCGTTTTGCTGATAATCAACAGTACGGGCAAACGATGGCACAAGTTTAATCAGTAACTCAGCAATTCCGGCAACCGGAGCTGTAGTAAATACCACATTACCGCCTGACCTAGTGCCAATACCGCTTACCGAGTAAGTAGAATCAGAAACAAGGACATCATCAGCATAAACTTTAATATCAGCATCATCAAACGCGCAGAAGGTATAGGCAAAAGTGGTTACAACCCCATCGGGATTATAGGTGTTATATTGCGTTTGGGCAGGTATTGCCATTACCAATCAACTCCAACTTCAAACGTGCCACTATTAGGTTGCCAATTATTGCCCGTCAAGGCATCCGGTTTCCTGTATTTACCGACAGACTGGATGCGCTCAGGGGTATGTGTGATAGCACTCGCCGCAGAGTCAATGTAATCATCCTCGTTGCTTGTAGTCACAGGGTTAAATTCCCGCATCTGATCCTCGACAATCTCAATCACTGACTCATGACAAGCCAACATGCCAGACAATAGCAATGGTTCAAATGCCTCTATGATGCGCTTGTTCTTATTGGTTGTTTCCTTTTCCTCTGTAACCCCACAGACTAGATGCCTTTGCTTTAATGCCGCCTTCATTACAGCAGGCATGAACCCACCTATTCCAGCCGTCTTGATTGTTACCCTAGGTATGCTGAACTCTTTGACCACATCGCATATCTGGAACACCTGACCACCTGTAATGGTCTTGCCATCATCGGCAAAGATTGCAACATCGCCTGTAAAGGTTAATGCCCTGTGCCAATAACGCTTCCCGTTGCAGTCCTGAAACATCAAAGCCCCTGCCGATACATCACTGTTCAGCTTCCCGCTCGAAGGGTCAACAGTAAACGAGCAGCCTACCATCTGCACTCCGTCAATCTCCATCACTGGCGAACCATTGGCAACTCGTAAATCAGGCTCAGACTGGTAACGTATCATCCTGTCCGGATCAATTCGGACCTTTATAACAGGCTTGGCATGTAACTGATACTGTGAATCCCATTCATTCATGGTCTTGCATTTCTGCCTGCGTTTCTCCATCTCTTTAGGTGTGAACCGCTCAGGCCATAATGCACCAGAATAGAAATCAGCGAGGATTGCAGTAGCAGCAAGCATGACTTCCCACCGATTGCCCATGTTTGTCAGCGTGTAATCAATCCCCGCCTCTAGCAGTCGAGCATATTTACCTATGCCTGAATAGACGTACTCCGGTTTGAAAGACAACGTAGCATGGTCTTTGTTCTCTATCCTGTGCTCGTGTTGAAAGGCTTTCAGTATCAAGCACTGCGAGTTGGTCTTCACATCTTCATAGAGTGACTTATGCGTGTGAGGTGTGCCAACGTAAAGAGTTCGACCTCCAGGCACTAGGATGTGGGTTTGCTCCCCCAATCTATACCGGAGCTTTTCCCTAGCATCGGCAGTTTGTATATTCCTTGGCACTTCAACATCGTCATTTTGAACTTCGTCTGCCCGTGACGATGTAACGTTGGATGTGATACCCCTTGCCTGCATAGATGGGTTGCGTTCATCAATCGACCCTGATACCCACCATTCCTGAACCTCGCCCTTTGTCTTGGTCATTGCCCTGCGGCATAGTGGATGCTTTGAGATAATAGCGAGAGTGTCACGGCTCATCTTATAGGCGGTAGAATCTTGGTCACCCTGATGCAAAATACGATACTTGCCGTCAGTGTAGTAATACTTCCACGCATTGTAGACGGCGATAATAGATGACTTTGCATGACCGCGAGGCATCATCAACAGGCCATCATCCCAATCATCTTGCAGGAAATCACAGACAGTGAAGTGAAAGTCAGGCACATCCCAATTCTGGATGTCAGCCCATATCTGGAAGAATACTTTTAGATCAACCTTTCTTTCTATCAAAAGCCAGCACCTTAGTCGTTGCCGCGTTGATTATAGCTGATAACTCAGCATCCTCCCTATCGCCATCATCAGACTGAGCAGGTTTCAATAGTCGTGCAATGTCAGCCGATAGCTTGAGTGAACTAGAAGCCATTTGAGTCAACCAGCGCCTATCCCCTCGCTCCTGTTGTTCCGTTAGCCGTAGACCACACGCTTCGTCAAACTCAGCAATGGCGTTGTCAATAGCCACCTCTTGAATGCGCATAAGCTCTTTGAGTTGGTCTTCTCTCATTGTCCGTCACTCCCGTAATCAGGCAATCTATCAGGCATTAACTCAGTCGGCTCCCACCAAAACTTCTGCCCGTACTCTTTTTTAATCCTGCCCTTTTGCCGCCCGAAATAGCCTGGACTTGCAGCTTCCATCAAGTCATCAACAAACAACCTGTCAAATGCCGTCCGGCTGTACCACATATCCATCGGAGCAAACGGGATATTTGATCCTGCCCACTTCAACACCTTCGCGCCGGTATCGCTTAAATCTTCGCCAGTTGCCCCGCGTTTGACAGCTTCAAAGCCAATCGCCAATGCTTCAAGCGCAGACCCTGCAAGTGGGCCAGCTACCATAGACAACACTTTTTTCTGTGTGTCGCTGCTATTCCCTGTCAATCCTGTGTAGAGAATATCACCATAGAACCCAAGCCCACCGCCCTGAACAAGTGCATTGAACATGAAGTTGCGGTCTACTTCTCTAGGGTCTTTGCCTGCCGCAAGCTGCTTTGCCTGAATAGCTACCCCGCCCATAATGGATAGTCCGCTAATCATTGACACAGCGTACATCATCGCAGGAGCTTTGCCGCGTGAATGGTAAATGTCACCAAACATATCAATTTGACGTGATAGCAGGGAAGCAGGATAGGACTTGAACTGCATAACAGACCGTCCTATTTCACCCGTTGCATCGCCTTTGACGAACTTACTCATTCGGCCTTTGTGGATAATGTCGCTAGTGTTTACCGCTACATCACGTTGCCCCTGAATGTACCCGATAAGAACAGATGCCGCTTCTATCTTCTGTCCTTCTGGCAAGTCTAATTCCATAATCTTTTTAGGTGACAGTGCCGCGTTGTTCTTATCCCATGAATCAAGGTCAGACTTGCGCCAAACATCGTATATCTCAGGTGTCACGCCTGCTTTATCAAGCCTGTATCTGTCAGCTTGCTGCAATCCATTCCAATCTGCTTTGCGTGTCAATTCCCCAAGCGTAAAGGATAGATTCACACTGAACGCATTCTTTAGCCCATCAGTCCACGCATTCAACAGGGAATAACGAAAAGTCATATCTGCCATTCTGCCTGCAATGTTGTACCCTGATTCACCCTCTGCCCACCGATTGACCGATGATATAACAGAGTCAGCAATAATCCCCTGCCTAGCCGCAAAAGCCTTGTACTGCTTTGACCCTGCCGCGTATGGTGCATCCTTGAATATGTTGGCAATCTGTCTTGCAGGCATCCCGTTATACCATGCAGACCCAACGACACTCACTGTATCAGTCATGCTCGACAGTAACGCCCCGCCAAGTTTTGCCGCTGACTGTAACGATCTGGCTGTCTGCCACATCTCAGCCTTTGCAGAGTCTACAGTCTTTGTGCCGCTTATCAGTGAGTCATAAATATCTGTTGGTCTTACACCAAGAAAGCCGACATTCTTTTCAACCGCACCATCATGCAGCTTTGCCACATCAAGCATCTGTGCAAACGTGCTGTTAGGCTTTGTGCCGAAATGCTCTAGCGTTGCAATATCCCGTGTCATGCCGGAAACGTGCGAACTCATAACCTGCAACAGATTGCCCTTGCCGTACTGCTTTGCATATTCTAGATGAGCATCAGCACCTTTGAAGTGGATAGCCCTGTGTGCATCATGCCGACCGCGCACACCGCCCTTACCTGTCATGGCCGTGCCTTCCTCAACCCTGCCTGCAAGCCCGTCAGTAATGATCTGGTCATAGGCTCTGCCTAACATCTCAGCGACTTGTACATCTCCAATATAAGCGCCTGATTCATCCAGATACCGAGTCTGGTCTATCTTACCAAGTACGAACGACACCCATTTAGATTTGTCTTTCATCTTAACTGCGTCGTGCAACTGAGGCAGATAGGCATAGTCCAGCTTACCAATATCAGCACCTGAACTATTGGCGTGTGTCCGCATCTTCTCTGTTGTTTCTTCCCATGCCTTGACCGCTTGCTTTATCTGGGCATTGGCTTTGTAGTCCTTGTTGTACAGATACTTGACGAAATCATCTATGCTCTTTTGGTCGTGCAGTAATCCAAAGGCTTTCTCAGGTATAGCATTAAGCGCACCCAATACACCATCACGCCAATAGTGCAGCATCAGACCGTTTTGCTTTATCTCCAGCTTGCGCATATTGTCCAGCAACTGCATCGCACCTGCCTTGCCGCCTTTCCTTGTGCCTTTCAGTTTGGCCGATTGCTCTGCCATGTTCTTTGCAGTCTTTACAATGTGCAGCGTTTCTACCTGCTTTTTCTTGAATGCATTATGGGTGATTGTTTCCATTGCATCCTTTGAGGCCGCTTCAATCTTTTGCGCCTCGGTCATCTGCCTGTAGCCGTCAATGTCCTGACGTGCTAGCTTTGTCCTGCTCTGGATTATGGATTGCTCTACCATATCCTGCTCTGACTTTGACAGCATCCGTCCGATACTCTGCGACACAGCCGCTACACATTCAGCCTTCAACGCCATTACATGCCACCTATGAAACAGTTAGTCGCCGCTGATACCGCCTTGGCAATATCAAAATCAGCCTTGTAATCATTCTCGATCTTTGCAATCAACTCACTCGCCTTGACTCTTATAGGGCTTCCATCATCACTACGAGAAACCTCAATCTCATAATCCCCGTATTGCTCGACAGACTGACGCGCCATGCTTATCTCAGGGTCAACAGACTGTACATCCATTGCCATAATAGCATCTTCAGGCAATTCAATCGCTTTCAATTCAGGCGTGCCAAACAATTCAGCCTGATACGGAACGCCCACCGCATCATCAATATCAAGTCTTTCAGTGATAATCTCAGGCTTTGCCCTGGGCGCAAACTCAACGTCAGCAACCTTGGCAGACACATCGACTTTCTTGCCCTCAATCATTTGAGTCACGGCTGTATCTACCGCATCAAGGTGGGCATTCTGTGCTTTTATATCTACAGGGTTTCCAGGTGCGGTTTCCTGCGTGCGGTTAATGTAAGACTTTGCCGCTGCTACTTGGTCTTTTGCTTTCTGCGGGATTACATTCCAATCTACAGGTGCATCAGCTCCCCTTGCTGCAACATCAAACCCGCCAAACACAGCACCCATCACCGCATCTAACGCTATAGTCTGCATATCAAACGGGTCGAATTGTTCAGCCTGTTGTTCATACCCTCCAGACTCAAGCAATCCAGACGATGCAGCGCGCGACACCATATTAACAACTGGATTCAATCCTGCCGCGCCAAGCACCTTCTGCAATCCTGTATTTCCGATAACAGGAAGCCAAACACCAACACCTGTTCCGATACCCATAGCAGCGCCGACACCCTGAGCGGTAACAGCATCAACACCCTGTTGCACAAGGTCTATGCCTGTGTTCAGTTGGGTAGAGGCAACAAGCGAAGCCCCGCCACCAACGAACTGAGGCAGCATCTCAACAACGCTGTTAAGTATATTCCCGCCAGTACCAACAACACCGCCATCAGGCTTGTAATAGTTTTGCGCTGATTCATACGGGTCATCGACTACATTCTTGAAATACCAATCCTGTGCCTCTGTGTCATCTGTGAATAGATAGTCATAAGCAATCGGAGCAACTGAGCCAGCCATTGCAGCGCCACGGGCAAGCATAGACGAACCCTTGCCCCATGAATTTGTTATGTCTGTACCATCAAAGAAATCAACTGGCACATCAGCAGAATTATCTAGTGCTGCCTCCCTGTTTGACCTTTCAACATCCATCCCGCCGACAGAGAAAATATCAGTCATCAGTCAACACTCAAATAGATTGGCGCGCTCCCTAATGGCTTGCCATCAACATCAATCCTGTAGACGGTCTTGCCTGTCCTACTGTCTGTTATTGGTCTGTATTGATAATCATCAACATCACCTTGCAACTGCATCGTCTCTTTGGTCTTGGCAAAGCTACTCTGTAACACTGACTCGAACTGGTCAGCATCATAGCCATCAGGCATCAGCACGCTAGTCCTGCCAACTTTCGCAGTCTTGCCGATTACCGATTCAACAGAGAGTGCGGCATCATCAGCAAGTGAACTCTTGGCATCAGCGCCAGGGGTTACCCCGGCTAAATAATTCCTGTAGGCCACATCAATAGCATTCTTTCTTGCCAACTCATCATGCTTGAATGCTTCGTTGAACTCTTTTGGAAGGTTATCAGTGAATGCGCTTTTACTTTCGTAGCCTTCTGCTCCAGCTTTGAGTATCTCATCACCTTTGAGTATTGCCAGCGCCTCGCCTTTCTTGCCCTTTGCCACCATCATTCCAGCATAGGCAGAATATCCAGCATCCTTTTCTGCCCCTGCCTCTGCCATTATCTTAACGGCTTGTTGTGGTGATAGCTTGCTGGTTATCTTCTCAATCTCAGCCAATCGCTTATCAGGCGCTCCAACTGTTATGCGCCCTGCAATATCCTTACGCTCATCAGGCCTGAGTAAATCAGGCGTGCCAGCTTGCTTTGCCCGTGCCTCTCTCTCTGCAATGGCGACATTCATCGTATCGGAATCAGGGTCAACAGCTATCCGGTCACTGCCTGTCTTGACCTCATAGGCTAGATGAGGGTCTGACTTTTCCATTTCATCCCGCTGCTTGGATGCATTCTCCAGCATCTTGAACTGTGCCAACTGCTCAGGCGTCGAGCCTTCCTCAGCAATGCGTCTACGCTGTGACTCAAGGTAAGCCGTGCGCTCTTTAGCAGGTGAATCCAATACTCTCTTTATGCTGTCTTGGTATTTCAGCAGATTGGTAGCTATACCATGTTGGCTTGTGCCTTGCGTTTTCTCGTTTACAGCCGTTATTGCCTCAACAGATAGCACGTTGCCTTGGGTGATAAACTCCATCGTTTGCTCAACAGACCGCTGTGCTCCCATCTCTCGCTTTAATGTCTCACGCTCTGCCTTGGCTGATGCTCGTTCATTTAGAGAATCAATCCGACCTTGTAGGCTTGAGTTAATCGCCATCCACTTATCAGGGTCAAGCCGAGCCATAGCCTCTTTGCTCTGGAGCTGTTGGTGAACTCTTGACAAAGAACCAGCGTCATCGCCTGCGTTAGTGATGGCAAGTGTTACAGAATCAAGGCTTGCCTGTTCCTTAGCCTTGCGTATCATCTCAGGAGCATCAGCACCAAAAGCGCGGGTAAACTCTGCACCGCCCTCACCCGCCAGCCACGCATCCATTGCCGCGGCATTGCCTAGGTTAGTCTTGCGGAATGACTCGTATGATTCAGTGACTGATGACTGATGATCTTTCTTGGCAGCGTTTAATGCTGAACCCTGAAACCTAGCCAAGCCATTGACACGAGTACCCTCAAGCGAACTGACAAACTCTGCCCTAGTTTCATCGTCTAGCTCATCAGCGAATGGGGTTAGCTCATCCTTGAGCTTTTTTGCCGTCTGCTCCCATGCAGGCAATAGCGCATCTGAACCTATCGTACCTTCTGCGTGCTGACGCTCTAAGTCTAATTCAGCAGTCTGTAATTTTGTTTCGTACTCGTTTCTGAGTGTCGATGCCTTGTTGCGTTTCTTGCGTGACTCTAATTCAGATTGCAACTCTAGGTTAGCCTTGAACTGTGACGATACATCACTGACAGCATCACCGATTATCTTGGCAGTCATTGCCCCGCTGTTATTCTCGACAACAGTCGATACAGTCTGAGAGCGCCTTATTTCAGGTGCAGCATATCCGAAATTGCCAAGCGGTATCTGTGCCATGTCACCCTATTATGTCTTTGGCGCTTTATAATCTTGATACCCACCGACAGCAGACTTGGCAGCTCCAACATATCCCGCAGTCCGTGCAGCCTTGCCACCTGCCTTCAATGCAGTAGCCTCATTCGTTGCTCTGTTGCCAATGGATTGCCCTGTCTGATTGCCGCGCTTGAACGCATCTAACCCGCCGAAGATAGACATTCCCGCATCTTCCTCTACGCCACGGGTTATCTCGCTCTGTAATTCAGTTGCCGTCCCTAGCCCTACATCCATTCCACTTGCAGCAGCACCGGCTCTAGCCTTGGCTCTCTGCTCTCGTCCCGCCTTGCGTACCTGCTCTGCGCGTAATTCAGCCGCTTGCTTTTCAGTCTTGGCATCAGCCTCTGCTTGCTTGCGTTGAAATTCACCCTCTGCCTCGACCTGATCGGCTTGAGCATTAGCTGCTTTCTTTTGCTCTTGCCCTTGGTAGATAGCGGATCCGGCACTAGCTGCAATACTAGCTATGGCAAGATATGCGCCTGCTTCTAGTCCCATTATCTATTCCTCCAGTACTTTTCTGAATAATTGTCCACTTTTGACAAAGCCCATTTTCTCGTAAAACCTTGTTGTTTTATCAACGTGGATACCTGTTGTAATGCCAATGTCCATTTGCTTTGCGCCCATATTCTTGCACCAAGACTCAAATGCCAACAACAAACGAAAGGCAGCAGAACCACCCCTATGCTCAGGATGAACAAAGAAACTGTAATCGAACCCATGTAACTCATCGCAGAACCAGAACTCTGTAACGCCTCCGGCAATTCCACCGATAATCTCTCCAGCCTTTTCTGCAACAAACACAACGCCATAACCGCCACCTATCAAACCTGCCATTAAATGCTTGACCTTATCGCAGTCAAACGGCAACTCACCATAACTAGACTCAGCATGTAAACAGCACCCCAACTCAACAATCCTGTCTATGTCATCCAGTGTTGCAACTCTAATCATCAATCATTACTCTGGAATTTGTATATCACTTGCTGAACGTGAAACGGTAGCGGGTCTTCCTGCTTGATAACCACCGACACATCGCCACGACTCCAGCCCAATAACTCCATCCTATGCAATCCAGTGAACACACTAGGCGCATCATCAAGAATAGACGTATCAAGCCTGCGAAACGCTACATAATCGCCGTTTATTTTACACCCATTCGTATTGAGAAACCGTATTGTTATCTCGCCAATTCGATTGGAATTGCCATGTATCGAACCATTGCCCGTGCCGAAATCCTGCATCAATGTCTCAATGGTTGTCGTATAAGGTAAGCCAATCACAACACTCGTTGCCTCACGGCCAATCGTAACACTGCCACCACTTACAACAACATCATCCAACACAACGCCATCGGCAAGAACTGATACGGTCTTGCCCTCAAGATGCCCAAGCCCTGACCACACGGCAGACGATGAACCCGTACCAATAACACAAGAGTCCAACAGCACATCAGAATCCATGCGCTCAATCATCCTGACACCATCACGATTAACACACAGCCACAAAGTATCACCATCAGTAGACGGAACACTGCACACAGACTCGACCAGTCCATCCGTTTCATGATGCGCCCAAGCAACAACGTCATTCTCACGCTCAATCGTCACAGATACCAAGTCACCATCAGCCCGAACCAGCCACAAAATAGACTCAGGCTCTGGGTTATAAGCCATGTCTACAATGCCGCCCTCTGTCAAATGCTCAGACATAATCGACAAGTCTGGAGCACCATAATCATCCGAGTCATACTTGTAAGTGAATGCCCTCAGCTTACGACCAGCACGCTGCACAAAGTACAACTCGTTTCCAATCCTCTGCGGACGGACATAAGAACAGCCAAATACTGACTGATTCTTGATCTGTATATTTGTCGGAGCAATAGGCTTCTCAACACCCCCAGCAAACGAGTATTCCCCATTACTAGCCATTGCCACCAATGCTTTACCCTGCATCAGGTGAACAATGTCAGCCTGCTCACTACCTGCAATCGTTACAGATAACGCATCGTCATCCAATGAACCAGGCAGAAAATCAAGATAATTCCCGATGCGAGAGAACCATACAGTATTAGGGCTGAACGCTGTACCTGACACTACGAGTCTTTGTTCATAGCTAGTGACTGTTGCAGGATAACCGCTGTCAGCAGTCCACGCAGGACGCATAACAGCCCAAGCATTAGCCCCAGGGGATACCGCACTGGTCAGAGTCTTCTGGATAGTGCCGATATAAGATGATGCCGTTGCACCTGTTACAAGCACATAACCGCTATTGATTGAGATAATAGACCCTACATCGTCAGCAGTGGCAACGTTAGCACCCGATGCGAATGTGGTAGCGTACCTGTAAATTATCGCACCAGTGAATAGAGTTGCGCTCTCAGTACCCTTGGCAACTACTGTGCATTGTGTAGTGCCACCAACAACAACATCGTAATAGAAGATTTTCCCCGTAGTGTCTGTGACCTTGATAATGTCGCCAATGTTGCAATTAGTGATAAGGCCTGAGTATACAAACCGGATAGCATTAGACCCGTTATAGGTAGTGTCTTGTGCATACGACACGGCCCCTACCGTTGACGCACCGTCTGTTCCATACGACAAGGTTATAGCTGACCCAGCGGCCAATGATGCGGCAGCAATGGTTAATGGCACTTGAGGCTGCCCGTCCATCCACCAATCCAGATGATTGATTGTTAGTGCCTCAAATGGCTTTATGATTTCTATCGTGTGCTTTATGGATGAAGTAGGTAGCCCGTGAGCATTGGCTGTTATGATTGCCTCACCACCGCCGACCGAGTAAATCCTGCGGCTGACGTTTGTTCCTGATGCGTCAATCCTGTAATCGGAAGTCCTGAAGACAGCGGCATAGGCATTACGACCTACCCCAACACTGGAAACATCAAGAGTCAGCGTACACTTTGGCTTCCATAAGTCTTCCTTAACAGGCTGATTGACATACTCAACATCAGACAACGTCCATGAATCATGTGCCAATCTAGTTAATCGTGCCAATGGATGATTGCGGTGAGCGATAAACATCTGATCGCCTGCCTGCGTGTAGCTCAATTCCTTTAATTCTGACTGCGTATAGGTCGTTGTGATCTGATATACGGCATTGTTCACGTCTACAACAGCACCTGAGTCAGTAAAGAACCGGATGTAACCCGCACCAAACTCCAGACAATAAGCCTGCGTGCGGTCAAGCACATAACGAATCAATCTAACAGAATTAGAGCTGCCAGCATTAGTAACGAAAACAGTACCATCACGCCTGCGAATGCCACCGTGCTGTAATACAATCCCATTGGTTACCTCTTTAGCTCCAGCCAGATAACGGGCTAAGTCAGACCTACCGTATAGCCTAGGGCTTATCTCTCCAGCCGTGAAATTAGACTGCGCTACGGTAACTCTTGGCATTACCAAGCACCATATCGGGCAGCCAACAGTGGGAAGTCGCCCATGGTTTCAGGTGGATTATCTTGACCATCGACAGCCCTTGCACGCTTCATATACATTGAAAGCTGCTGATCCATTACCTGCGCCATGCTTGCAGACTGAGTGATAGCGTAGGCCACCTTAGCCGCCATAGCGTGCTGCATCGCATTGATTAACGATACATCCCATGTGGTAACGTCTTCATTCTTGTAGATGTACGTCAGCTTGAGCGTTGACTCAGAGCATAGAATCTTGCGACCTTCCTGCCGATAATCTACCTCGTACCCGTACTCACCACACGAAACAATCCTTATCCAGTCAGGCGGGAGAGTGAATTGATAAGTGTAATCAAACGCGGGTGCGTCAGTATCTGGCGCAATAGATACTCGTTTAGTCGCGCAATTCCAGAAGTGCGAACGTAGCACATCATCGCGAACAGAATCGAACAGAGAATTACAAAGTCTGGCGCGGTCATTGTTCTCAGTCAAAGAATTGATAGGCTGTGCACCCAACATCAGTAAAGCATTAGAACAAATACTCACATCAGTCGCCATGCACAACCCCTTTAGAATTAGGAAACCCCGCCACCGAAGCAGCGGGGAGTGTTACTTAGTCACCGTCAGTGTAAAGAACCAACAGAGATAGAGTGCCCGCGCCATCAGTTGTAGTTGTAACTGTAAAAGTCACATCATAATCAACCTGTGGATCAGTAGACGCACCAGCAACCTGCCATAACTGAGACTCAATGTCTTCAACGCCATAGACTGCCGACTCGTGCTGTAGCTCTGTACCAGTAGTGATCGCAGAGCCAAACACAACAGCGGACCCAAACGCATCAGCATCTACCACAGCGCCACCATCAGCAGCAGTGCGGTACAAGCCCAAGTCCATGGCAGTATTAGTGCCTAAGTCATCGGCATACACCTTTACCAGCACAATACGCGCCCTAGAAGGCAAGCGAACCATGCGATAGGTTGAAGTGTTGTCCATGCTTGTAGCAACTTCAACTGTTGCACGCGCTACCTTTACGACACCATTGCTCAAGCCTTTTTTATTCAAGGTGTAGGTAGTGGAGTCAGCATTGGTAATAACTGTACTTTTAAGATTTTCACCAGCCATAAATCACCCCTTAAGATGCAAAGATTTCGTAAACTTTCTCTTCTTCGATGCGGACAGCACCCAAGGCCATTTTTGCATACACGCGAGTGTTAAAGCCGCGAGAAGGATCGACACCGACAGTGATTGTCTTGTCTTTGCCGATTCCCAATGCAACGCCTGACTTAGCGAATGCATATACGCACTTGCCAGTTGCAGGATAAACACCAGTACCGCCAGGGCCAGTTGTAGTTGTACAAGCAGGCACAAGGTTGGTGTGGATCAGGTTGAAGCCCATCACCTTACCGGTCTTGATATTGCCAGCATGCCAATCTGCAATGGTGTTGTACTCAGCAGTTGAAAGGTTAGAGTCAGTGAGTAAATCACCCAACGCACTTGAACCAATCACCATGTACAACTCTTCGCCTGTTTCTTCATCGCAATCATGGGCGCGGAAGTATTCACGAGCAGCAATCAGCTTGGCTTTGTTCAGAACTGCGTTAGTTAGCTCACGGTTAGCAGCAGCCATTGAAGCAGTAGTACTCGCACCTGAACGGGCAGCAGCACCCAAAGCAGCGATTATTACAGCATCTTTCGCACGGTTCAGACCGCTAATCATGCCCTTAACATAATCTGACTTTGGATCAATCAGAGTACGCACGAGGTCAAGATCATCAATCATGTCGCCATCTTCCCAATCGTACAGGTCGATGTAGCGTGTTGAATGCGCTTGTTCGTTGATTGGGGTATCACCATGACGAACTGTACGGCGCTGTGCAGTACGCTTGCCAAGACGATTGATAGACTTTGATGCGCCTTGAATGTTAGGCACAACGGTTACAGCACGTTCGAGAACAGATTCAGTCTGTTGCGCTACATGCATGAAGTTGTCAGCGAACTGCTGACGAAATGCTTCTGTAATTTGATTGGACATAATATGTCCCTCCGGTTGATTGATTTGATTTGTTCGAGTTTGTCAGCACCATGCTGGACTCTATAAATCCACCGTTATCACCGAAGTGGCGGTAGTTGCAGGGAATAGTACCTACAACCACCATCCGGTTTCCTGTATTTAACCAAGCCCGTGGGCAGGGGCATTGCCGTACTGTTTCGCGTACATCTCTTCCTGCTTGCGTAACAGTGCTGGCCTGCGTGGATCGTTAGACTTCATTTCCATTAGCTGTTGGGTAATAGACTGCGATGCCTCGGCAAACTGTTCAGCCGGGATCATCTGCATAGCCTGGGGAGCTGAATCTTCCCGCATCCCATTGCCAAACATAGCAGCGAACCTGATAAACGCCGGGTCATTGCCGTACTTGTCCATAAGATACTCAGCGTCATCACCTGCCACTGTAGAAACAGCACGATAGGCATCAGACAGACCGGCTTTCAACGATGCGTCATCCTTCCATGTTGTTTCTTTCAGCGTAGCAATAGCATCATTCGCCCGTAACTCAGAATGCGCTTCAATGTCAGACGGCAATACTTTTAGATATTGGTCAAGCACATACGACACCTGTGCATTGGTCAGACCATGCTGATGTGCGCCCTGCATGAAGTCCTGCATAACGGGATCATCTTTGATATCTTCAAACGCTATCGGGGTATCCTCGCTAAAGGTTACCTGATATTCATCAGCAGACTTTGGTGGAGCATCGCCACTGCCTAGCTTTTTCTCCAGATAGCTATATGACTCTGCCATCTTTGCCGATGATGCTTCGAGGTCAACAGTGCCATCCTCTTTCAAGGTGCGGAACTTCTCAGGTATCTTGTCGGCTGGTGTTGCTGTTACGGGTGCAGCTTGGGTTTCTTGTGCTGCTTGTTGTAGTGCGGTGGGTTCTTGTGTTGTCTGTTCGTCAGTTGTCGCTTGCGCGGCTGCTTCATCAGTCATTTGAATGTGCCTCATTGAGTTGGTTTATGATGTAGTCTAATACCGCCATCTGCCCCGCCTTGTATGCGGTTTCAGTTGTCGATTCGGGTGTGTAGGGGTTCTTCCAATACATTTGGGTGAGATGGTTCAACACCGCCTCACCATTACCCCTGTCTTCAAATACTTTCGCAAACGTGAAGCAATCAACCTTAACCGGCATTCATTGCCCCCTGTGCAATTTGTGGAGCTGCACGGGTTGCCATCTCAGCAATCATTGCTTGTTGTTGCTGTTGTTGTTGTTGTTCAGCACGCTCTGCCCTTTCCTGCTCGACAACCTGCTTTTTCTTGATTATCTCGGTAGGTGCGCCCATTCCTTCCTGTAACAGCCTGACCATTTCATCACCATCAATCAGGTCTAATACTTCAGGCTTCATCTGTGCAATAGCACCAACATCCTGCATGAATCGCTCAATAGCTGTGATGTCTTCCAGCTTCTGCGCTCGTGCCATAGGGCTGATGTACTTAATCTTGTACTCTTTGCCCAACAAAGTCTCAGGAGGCTGTGAGAACACGCCAGCACGGTACAGAATGCCGAACACGCGCTCAATGAGAGGCTGTAGGTACTCAGCTTGAAACCTGCCAAACACTGGGCCAAGTAGCTGCCTAATCAACTGTTGACGCACATGAACCTCGGTCGCAGTCATTGCGGGCCCGTCTTGAGGTTGTAGCTGGTCTGACATCAGTATCTTACGGATAGATGCCTGTGCCAGCTTTATTTCCTCTTGCGCTAACTGCCAATTGCCAGGCGGATTCAATGGCTTCATCGAATCAACAGAGTTTGCAACGATAATCTTACGTGGGCCAACCTTGATAGACCGAGGGTTTAATACCCCGTCATCTTCTGCAATCCACATGCCTGCAACGTTTAACTCAGCATTTGCCAAGTGTAGCGTCTTCATCTTGTTCAACATCATTGAATCAGGCAGTGCGTCTAGGACTGGGCCTACCCCGTAGAATGTATCAGGCACTCTCACCCAACGAGGTATGACACAAGGGAACTCGTGATAGCCTGACTCTTTTACTGTGTGCTTGTGGTCTATCTCAATAGTGACAGACTCGAACGGCATTTCTTTCGCATTCTTTGGGTTGTCAATCTTGAGTGATCTAGGCTGTATCTGGATAGCCAGCTTTACAGAATCGTCACCTTTCTTGTCAGCGACCATCTGACGCACTTTCTCGCTAACCTTATCCTCACCAAACTCCCTGACGCATTGATTAGCCGTCAATGAATACTCGCGTACTACCGTATCAATCCGACCATCAGCACGGGTTGACGTGATGTAACATGAAGCAAGCGGCCACTGTTGAAATACCAGACCGCCTTTCTCTTTGTCTTCCTCGACATACAGGCAAAACCAGCCTGCTATTACCACATCTCCCAAGGCTTCAAAGCTTTCAGCGTCAAAGTTACTAGCGTGGATGTTGTTGTATATGGTTTCAGCGGCATCGTCTAGCCACTGCTTTTCGTCTTCGCTCGACTCGCCAACGTCCAACTCAAACCACTGGGCATTGCTAGGATGCAGCCCGGAAGCGATTGAGGATGATAGCAGTCGAACACTATCCCCTGTCACGCCATCCATTATCCGTGCCTTGGCAGACGGAAGACTCGTGCCGTCCATGATCTCACCTTCAAGGCCATGCGCCCTAACAGGTGACGATACTAGATAGCAATCACGCCAGATTGATTCAAGCGGTGATCGGACAGATTTAAGCTGTGCAAGTCTTTTGCAGAGCTGTTGAGCATCAACCGCCAAGTTTCTTTGCTCCAGAGGTTGCGCTGGCTTGCATGGTGTTTGCCTTGGCTGCGCTACCAGCTGCCTTGGCTTGCATCATCTTGCCCTTCGCTTGCCTAGCCTCTGCCGCTTCCTGGTTTGCAGTTGCTGCTGCCTTTGCCGCTGCCGCCTCTTGCTCTGCTTTGAGATCACGCTCAACAACCTTTGGCGGTGCTTTGGGCTTCTTGGGTTTTGATCCGCACATAATACAATCCTCTCAATGTTGCGCGATTGTCATACATCACGGCATCCGGTTTCCTGTATGTCGGATAATTGGAGGCGATGCAACTACAGTCTCCCACAGGTCCATCAGGGCAATGCCGTCTATGTATCTAGGTGAACAGGTGTCTGTTGTCCAACTGTGAACCGTTGTACGAGGCACTCCAATCGAGCTGCTAATCTTGTCTAGAGTGTATCCACGGCCTTTCAATTCAACGATGACCCGAAACCAATCTATCTGTCTATCCTGACGCGCCGAAAAAGCTATTCGCGTTTTAGCATCTATATTGAAGTTTGTCAATATAGCTACCATCTCACACTATCCCGCATGTGCTGCATCTGCCTGATAGAACGCAGTATATGACCGTTACGCCTAGGCTGAACGTATACAAAGCTGCACCTAGAATGATGATTGTGCCGTACACTTGAGCGTATTGCTTCATGTGTCACGCTCTGTTGATAGTATCCAGTGGCAGAAGTTGCCATCTGAATCTAAGGCGTTGATTCTAATAGTATTGTCGTTGATCTTAACGGCTACCCATCCCATCGGGAGTGAATCTCTGTCTGATACCAATCTATCTATCTCTTGCTGCATCATGCACAGCCTGGCAGATAGTCGGATTACCTCTGACTCTGGATCGTTGGCGAGTATCAGTTCTTTAATGTCTGTCATTCTGGCCTTGGTGCTGGCTTGGTGTAGACACCATCGCGTCTAGGTACTGGTCGCGTGGATATTGGTGGCAACTCTACCGGCTTTGCTTCTGGCTTTGGCTTGTTCTTGCTTCCCTTTGCTCTGCTCATGTTGTGCTGCCCATGAAAATATCGGCTGCTGATTTCTTTTTCTTCTTGTTTGCTTCTGCTCCTGCCTTGCGTGCTGCTTCTGCTGCGTCCTTTTCTTTCTGCATCGTTACGGCATCTGACTTGGCTTCGGCTGCCTTTGCTGCTGCTTCGGCTGCCAGCTCTGCTGCTGTCTTTGTCTTTGCCTTTACCCTCGTTGCTGCAACCTTGCCACCGTCAGCACCCCGTTTTATAGCAGTTGTGGCGCTTGATGCAGCTTGTCTAATGTCTTTCTTATCGCCTGCCATAATGTTCCCCGTGTTTATGTGATGCCGTATAATGCCCAATCATAACATATTGCAGATTATGATAGCAATGGATAATCTAGGTACTAATCACACAGGTGGACAAATAAATGTTTTTTACAATCGGGAAAATATACACCCACAACCATTACGGGCCGCTGAAATACCAAGGAACTACCCAGGATGCCGAGGGTACAGGCTTGGCATTTACTACGCATCAAAGCAATAAAGTAATAGTTAGGCCAAGAGAAATAGCTGAAACAATGAAAACTTGGGATACTGGCGTAGGTATTATCCACAATTCCACTGCCTGAGTTACTGTATAACATAGCGTCATGCCTTGAGCATATAACCCTGAGAGGAATTGCCATGATCGACTACAAGCACCTATCACGCCACTCTAAGCCCGTCCTGCTAGATGACGATAAACCTACGGCATGGCAGCACTTTTGGCTCTTGGTGGCCTGCCTAGCGTGTCTAGTGCCGTTTGCCTACTCTCTAGCTGTTGTTATTGGAGGTGTGTGATGAAAGCATGGGCTGAAATCGCACTAAACGCTGGATTCTGTGTGCTCTGCTTCGGCACTTGGAACACTACGACCTACTTTGCTGCGGATATTATCGCAGTGGCAAAAGAAATCATTGTTTTATTATTAACCTGAGGTGCTTATGACAGATAAAATGATAGTGTCAGTATCAACACAGCTACCGCAATCTAGGCTGTCAGCAAATGAAATCATGCAGCGTGTGCATGGGATGATTCAGGCAGTGATAGTCTGCAATCCAATAAAGCACCCGCGTCCTGATGAGCTGGAGCAGTTAATCACAGACTGGATCGAGCTTAAGCGCGAGGTATACGGTGAAAGTGATGAGTAAACGACAAGACCGAGCAGCGTACATGCGGCAATACCGTATGCACAAGAGCTTATCAAAGGCCGCAGGGATAGACGTAACACGGCAAGCTCCAAAACTTGACCAGAATACAGTTTCAAAAATGTTGGCGAGTAAATCATGGATGTGCTGAATTAATACCCGCTAGGCTTGTGGCTTCGCGGGTGCATCAGATGGTGCGCTCGACCGTGTTACTCACAATCCGTTATAGCGTCCGATGGTGTGATTATTATACATCATCGTGATACAGAGTGACCATGTTTTCTCTGAAAGATTCACGACTCATTCGGCTTGTAGCTAATGCACGATTATTATACCAAAGGCTTGCAATGGTGGCAATTGTGCGAGATAATTACCGGATGCCGAAAGGCAATTGTACGGGCTGGGCTATTGGATTGATCCCCGATAGTTACTAACCTCGCTGGGTTTACCAGCCTGTGCAATTCTATAAACAGCGAGGACAGCGAGGAACATTGCATGAAACAACCTGATTACTCAGGCTATGAAGCCGCCAAGCGTCTTTGGATAGCCAAGAATCCTACCCACACGCCTGAACAATACCAGCAAGCGATGAGAAAAA